GTGTCGGCACATTCACGCACAGCCCTATGTGCGGACTCAGCGCAATTACCGCCAGAGCGACTATGACAGAAACAGCGCACCACAGAATGCGCCAGTCGATATGATGTGGAGCGTGAACGGCGAAGAACTGATTACCATTGCAAACAAGCGGTTATGCAATCTGGCTTCAAAGGAAACCAGAGAACTAGTGCGGATGATTTGCAGAGCGGTTACAGAGGTTTGCCCTGAGTTCAAGGAAGAACTTGTTCCTATGTGTGTCCGCAATGGCTGTGTTTGCTATGAGATGTTCCCTTGCGGACTTGATGAGTGGAGGAAAAAACATGGCAACTGAAAAACGGCTGATTGATGCCAATGATGCAATCAGTAAGCTAGAAGATGAATTACATATGTGCAAGCCTGTTTCAATGGATGACGGATATCTGGAAGCATACAAAAAAATAGTTATCCCAAAACTTTTGCGTAATGTCATAGACTGGCTAAAAACCCAGCCCACCGTGGATGCCGTGGAAGTAGTGCGTGGGCGGTGGATCGAGCATCCAAACGTTGAAATTTTGGACGGAAAGTGGATTTCAAATTATGAGTGTTCGCAGTGCCTTTGTTGGTATCGTACCCACGAAAACTACTGCGGATACTGCGGTGCAAAGATGGATGGTGATGGGAATGGCTAATGGTGATTACTTAGACAGACAGAAGAAGGACAGACAGAAGTTCTTCGATGCCGGTATTGATATCGGTATGCAGAGAATGTGGGACTACGTCAGTTTAGCTTTGACGAACAAGGAAGTTATGAGTACCCATGTGCTGAATCGGGATAGATTAGCAAAAGTCTATCTGGACATCAAGAAGTCTGCGGACTATTTCGAGAAGGCTTTCACGGATGACAAGGAAGCGGATGTCCGTCAGGAAGAATTGGACTGGGCTATTCGGCAGATTTGGGGTGAAGATACTGACTGCTTCAAAGATCGGTATCCCTACATCAAGCAGCAGAATTACAACAAAGGAAAGGAAAAGTGGAGATGACTGTAAAAACTATCAAAATCAAGTATATTCGGGATATCCAGAAGATTGAGAAGTTCAACGTGGGCGACTGGATTGATTTGCGGTGCGCTGAGGAAGTGTCCATGAAGGCCGGGGAATACAAGATGATTCCTCTGGGTGTGGCGATGGAACTGCCCAAGGGCTATGAAGCGTTGGTTGCTCCCAGAAGCTCCACATTCAAGAGGCTGGGCATCATGCTTGCCAACTCTCTGGGCATTATCGATGAGTCCTACAAGGGCGATAACGATGAATGGAATTTCCTTGCCTATGCTGTCCGGGATACGGTGATTCACAAGAACGAAAGAATCTGCCAGTTCCGTATCATTCAGCATCAGCCCTTGATTCATCTGCAAGAGGTTGATTCTCTGGGCAATGCGGACAGAAAGGGGATTGGTTCAACTGGAAGCTATTAAGGAATTGACTGTCTGTAATATTCTTACTGGATTTTATCGCATTAACGAGCATGGCGAAATCTTCAGCAAGAAAGCCAATAATAAGTTGAGACTCAAAACAGACAAGGACGGATATTATGCAGTAAGCCTTTGTACCAACGAACTGGCTGGAGCAAAAGAACACAAGAGAAAAATGTTCCGTGTCGCAGGATTGGTGTTGCGAGAGTTTGGTGGCGAACCATCTCCTGCAATGAATGATCCGACAGTTGAACACAAAGACGGAAACAAGAAAAACAATCACGTTTCTAACTTGTGTTGGATGGAGAGAAATGAAAACTCCAGAACTAGGAAGCGAACTTGCCCGGGAGAAAAGAATGGTTCTGCGAAGCTAACCGAAGAGAATGTGGCAGAAATCAAGAAATTACTTAGTTATCACATTCTCACACTTCGGGAAATTGGCGAACTGTATGGTGTCCAGAAAAGCACTATCAGCAATATTAAACGAGGACAGACATGGGCGAATGTCGGTATCGGAAGCACTGGTTCTATGTGAGGTGGTTGTATGTGGTGGGCAATTGGTTTTATTGCGGTTAATCTCACGCTCTTTCTTTTGGGTGCGTGGGTCATTTCCGGGGAAGAAGATGAAAAGGATGTGGGAAGGTGAAGAATGAAGCACAAAGTTTTTTAGAGAAGTACGAAATGCTGTTCGTGCAAGTGGAGTGTCTGAAAGCTGAGTGGCATCAATGGCATGACTTAGCACACAGCATAACGGCTATGGTGGGCGGTGAGAGAGTCCAGTCTTCTGGAGCGCATGACAAGATGGCTAGTGCGGTAACAAAGTGCTTAGCGGTCGAAGAAGATATTGACTTGCAGATTGGTAGGTTGATTGCCAAGCAGAACGAAGTCAAGTCCGCATTGGCTGAGCTGGAGAAACCGACTGAGTACAGCTTACTGCACCAGAGGTACATCCAGTTCAAGCAACTGAAGACGATAGCAGACAACTTCGGTGCTTCCTATGACTGGGCTACCACTACGCATGGAAGGGCATTGAAGAGCCTGCAAGTGATTTTAGATCAGCGAGGTACGATGGATGCCTAAGAAATATGATTTGATTGGTCAGGTGTTCGGCAAGCTGTCAGTGCTGGAAGAAATGGAACATTCAGTTAACAGTCACACAATGTACAGATGCCGTTGCACTTGCGGTAAGGAAGTTGTTGTTCGTGGGGTTGATTTGAGACGAGGTTACACCAGAAGCTGTGGTGGCACTGGCTGCAAGAAGAAACAACCACCAAGGGAATTAACGGAAGGAGAAACTATGGGAGCGAAGAAGGATTGCTTTGCATACCTGAAACGGCAGGGTGGTGCGGTATGTACGGCACTGAATGAAGTGGTATGTCTGAAGCAGGAATGCAAGTTCTATGCACCGCTGAAGGAAGTATGTAGTAACTGCCAGAACAAAGTCTGCGAGAAGTGTTTGACGGTCAGCTACCAGAAGCAGCACGAAAAACAATAACGAACGAGTTTGAAAGGAGAAAAATATTATGATGGTAACTTGCGGAGATAACAGATTTGAGATCATTCAGAAAGCGAAGGAAGACTTGTTAGAGTCTACCAACATCGAAATGGCATCGGACGAGATGGCGGTCATCGATTCCATCTTGTTCAGAGCATGGCAGATGGGCTGGCTCGATAAGTATGAGCCGGACTACAAGGCGAGAATGAAGAAGGAATACTGGCAGTTAAAGGATCGGTATACCAAACTGCACAGTATGCTCGTAAAGTACGATGCTGGTACGCTGGACTTTACTCCCACTTGCCCGGTTAATCTGTTGCGTGAACAGAAGGCAGCAATGGGCAATTACTTGAATTGTCTGGAAGTTAGAGCAGAAATCGAGGGTGTCAAAATGTAACAAAAAAGGGGGGAGCATTACGCTTCCCTCTTTCAATCGAGAAAATTTGTGACTTTCTGTGACTATCATGGGTTGATTGTGACTTTTATCTTTAGTATCATGTAAGATGAATAAGTGAGGAAAGCACTTCGGGTAGTTGCAGCCGGAGTGCTTTTTCTATTTTATAAGATTGTCCTCCAGTTGGCGATGGGGGCTTTTTCATATTACAAGCACCAGCGGATGACCCTTTCTTCATTTGGGGAAGTCCGTTAAATACGGTTCACCTCCTTCCGGGCGGTGCAATCGGCATCGCCTATGGTGCTTACTTTGAAAGGGGTGAGAGAGTATGCTGACACCGAAGCAGGAACAATTCGCTAAAGCTATCGCATTGGATGGTATGAGCTATTCGGATGCGTACCGCTCTGCCTATGACACTTCTAAAATGTCAGATAAGACAGTAAACGAGAAAGCAAGCCTTCTGAAAGACTCGGACAAGATTAGGGCAAGGATAAAAGAACTAAGGGATGAAGTTAATACACCTAAGATTATGTCCGCTCAGAAGCGCAAGGAACGGCTCACAGAGATAATTGATAACCCGGAAATAGATATCAATGCAAAGCTGAAAGCTATCGACTTGCTGAACAAGATGGATGGCGAGTATGTACAGAAGGTTCAGGCAGAAGTCCAGACAGAGACCACTATCAATATCGAGCTGGTGGATGATGACGAATGAACGTAAACATCAAGATATCCAAGAAAGTCTTCAATGATGTATACCTTCCCTATCTGGATAACAGAGATAGATACCTTGTGTTCTATGGCGGTGGTTCATCTGGCAAGAGTTACTTCATCGGGCAGAGATACATATACAAGCTGATTCACCCTGTTAAATGCAATCTCTTGGTGGTTCGACAAACAGGCGATACCAACAGGCGAAGCACATTTCCGCTGCTGAAGCAAGTTATCTCTAACTGGAATCTAGGCGAACACTTCAAGATTAACGAGTCCGATATGCGGATCGTGTGCAAGCTGACCGGGAATGAGGTTGCTTTTGCTGGTCTGGATGACGTTGAAAAGATTAAGTCTATCACCTTCTCAAATGGTGAGCTTACGGACATCTGGGTAGAGGAAGCTACTGAGTGCCAGGAAGCTGATATCAACCAGTTAAAGGTTCGTCTTCGTGGTGGTAAGAGTAAGAAGCAAATTGTACTCAGCTTTAACCCCATCAACATTCAGCACTGGAATAAGAAGCACTTCATCGACAGCGGACTGGCAACGGTCTGCTTTTCTACGTATAAGGACAACAAGTTCCTGACGGACGATGACCGCAAAGCACTGGAGGACTTACAGTACACGGATGAATACACCTACGAAGTCTACTGCCTTGGTAAGTGGGGCATTCTTGGCAAGACTGTATTCGATGCTAGGGCAATCCAAAGTCGGCTAGAAACGATTCCCAGAGCCTTGAAGGTAGGTTACTTTGAGTATGACTATGACGGCCTACGGATAACAAATATCCGCTGGATCAATGACAAGTCAGGCTACATCAAGATATACCAAGTGCCGAACGTGCCACACATGACTGAGTATTGCATTGGCGGTGATACTGCCGGAGAAGGTTCTGACTTCTTTACTGGTCATGTGTTGGATGCAAAGACAGGCGAACAAGTGGCAGTCTTACAGCACCAGTTCGATGCTGACCAGTACACAAGACAGATGTATTGCCTAGGAACGTACTACAAGAACGCTCTGATAGGCATAGAAGCAAACTTCGACAGTTACCCAATCATGGAGCTTCAGAGGTTAGGATATCCGAAGCAGTACACCAGAACGGCACAGGATACCTACACTGGTAAGACTGAGAAGAGATTCGGTTTCAAGACCACATCGTTAACAAGACCGACTATCATATCCAAGCTGATAGAGATAGTCCGTGAACACTGTGAGACTATCTGTGACCGGGCAACGCTTGAGGAACTACTTACTATTATCCGCAATGAAAAAGGTCGCATAGAAGCTCCACAGGGCGGTCATGACGATATGATGATGGGACTAGCTATTGCACATCATATCCGGGAGCAAGTGGTGTTCCCAAGTGAGGTTATTGAAGTCAAGCCCCACCACAACTTCAACCAAGAGAAGAAGTGGGATGTAGTGTATGACTGGGGCGAGGAAATGACAATCATCTAGGAGGATGTATGGAAGTATTACTTATGGCTGTTGTGGCAGTCTCAAATATCCTCTGTTTCCTGATTGGAGCGAAAGTGGGACAGAAGGTAGTCAAGGGCGAGGAAGTCCAGTTGCCTACCATCAATCCCATGGAAGCGTACAGGGAACATCAGGAACGGAAAGAAGCAGAGAGAGTGAAAGACAAGGTTGAAACGATCCTGCGTAACATTGACAACTACGATGGCACTCCCAATGGGCAGGAAGAGGTGAGATAAATGGATTTAAGGGAAATCATAGAGACTCCAATCTGGCGGTTATATGAGATTGGCAGAAACTATCACCGCATGACTGGCATCTATACGGATACGGACAGAAACTACAACTTCTACAACGGCAATCAGTGGGAAGGTGCGAAACTGGGCGATGTAGAGCCTGTGCAGAAGAACTTCATCAAGCCTATCGTCAAGTACAAGCTGGCTGTTATCCATGACAATCTGTACGCTGTGGTATATTCCTCCCAGAACTTTGAAAGCAGGGAGTTCCGCAGTACCGCAGAGAGAATCTGTGAGATGCTGAACCGATACGCTAGAAACGTATGGGAACGAGACAAGATGGACTACAAAGGCCGGAGAGTCACCAAGGATGCAGCAGTCAATGATGAAGGCATTATCTACGTTGACTTTGACAGCGAGAAGATGCTCCCGGTCAATGAAATCTTAGATAAGAACGATGTCTACTACGGCAACGAGAATGACGATAACATCCAGTCTCAGCCTTATATTCTGATCCGCAAGAGAATGCCTGTGGTGAATGCTATCGAACTGGCACACGGCTTAGGCTGTACTGGCAAGGATGAATACTTCATCGGTGACAATGAGACCTTCGAGCAAGCTGGTGAAGCAGCCAAGAAGGAAGTGGACGATATGGTTACTATTGTCTACAAGCTGTACAAGAAGAACGGCACTGTGAACTTCTCCGTAGCTACCAGATGGGTTACGTTGGTAGAGGATATGGATACCAAGCTGACACTTTATCCCATTGCACACTTCATTTGGGAAGAAAAGAAGGGCAGTGCCAGAGGTGAAGGTGAGGTAAGATATCTCATCCCGAACCAGATTGAGGTCAACCGAACCGAAGTCAGACGAGTATTAACGGTCAAGTATCAGGCATATCCGCAGAAGGTAGTCGATACCTCCAAGATTGCCAATCCTCAGGCACTGAATACTGTTGGTGCTACCATCAGAACCAATGGTGCGCCTGTGGATGATGTGCATAAGATTGTGGGTACAATTCCTCCGGCACAGATGTCTCCCGATGTAGTCAAGCTCCAAGAGGACTTGATTAACGTTACTCGTGAGCTGGCTGGTGCTGGTGATACCGCAACTGGTAACGTTGACCCTGAGAACGCATCTGGTAGAGCTATTCTGGCAGTCCAGCAGGCATCCCAAGCTCCTATGACCGAGCAGAAGGAAAGCTACAAGAACTTCATCGAAGACTTGGCTAGAATCTGGCTTGAGTATCGTATCGTCCACTCTGAGGAAGGTGCAACTCTGGAAGAAGAAGTCACCGATGAGAACGGCAATGAAATGATTCAGCTTGTGACTGTTCCCCAGACTATGCTGGAGCAAGTTCAGGCAACTGTAAAGATTGATGTCACTCCCAAGAGTCCTTATGACCGCTTCGCACAGGAGCAGAGCATCGAGAACCTTATGATGAACGGACTGTTCAGCGCACAGAGAGTCAATGAGCTGAAAATCTATCATAAGATTCTGCCTGACGATTCTGTTGCACCTAAGGTGAGAATCGGTGAAGCTATCGAGTACATCGAAGAAGAACAGCAGAGAATTGCAAGGATTCAGGCACAGGCACAGCTCATGCAGCAGAGAGCGCAGCAGTTCCTTATGGGCGATCCTGACGAACAGGCAGACCAGATATCCGATGCCCAGCTTCAGCTCATCGAAGCACAGATGGCAGAACAAGAACAGGCACTTGATGAAGAAGTGCCAACTGAAGAAGTAGATGAAAGCATCCAGTAATGGGTGCTTTTTCTATTGTCCAGACATGGAAGACGTTAAAAGCACATGGAATCGGTGAAACAAACACCACTCAAAAAATAGGAAAGGATACGTTATGGAGAATAACGAAAACTTTGTTGCTGAAGCAACTGAAAACGTGGAGCAGACCACAGAAGAAACCCCCAAGACCTACACTCAGGAAGAAGTGGATGCGATTGTGGGCAAACGTATTGCCAGAAACGAAGCAAAAATCCGTAAAGAGTATGACCGCAAGTATAGTGGTCTTACGGATGTGCTGAAGGCTGGCACAGGCAAAGAAAGTGTTGAGGAAATGACCGATACCTTCCAGAAGTTCTACGCTTCCAAGGGCATTAAGATGCCTGAGAAGCCCAATTACTCTGCAAAGGATATCGAAGTTCTGGCAAAGGCTGAAGCAGATGAGTTCATCTCCGCTGGCTTTGAAGATGTGGTTGAGGAAGTTGACCGTCTCGCCAATATCGGTTTTGAGAACATGACCGCCAGAGAGAAGGCAACGTTCAAGGTGCTGGCGGAATACCGCCAGAATACCGAGAGAAGCCGTGAACTGACCGAACTGGGTGCATCTGAGGATGTTATCTCCAGTAAGGAGTTCCAGACCTTTGCAAAGAAGTTCAATTCCGACACTCCCATGGCAGAAATCTATGATTTCTACAAAGCAAAGTACCCGAAAGAAAAACCTAAAACTATGGGAAGCATGAAGAACACTAGCTCCGCTGATACCGGGGTTAAGGAATTTTACACTCCTGAAGAAGCAAGGAAGTTCACGAAGAAGGATTATGACAGAAATCCTGCATTGTTTGCAGCCGTTGAACGTTCCATGCTGAAGTGGAGAAAATAATGCTTCCCTTCCACAAAGAAAGGAAGATAAATTATGGCAGTTACTAATTTTATTCAGCAGATTTGGTCTAAGAAGATTCAGGACGATCTGGAGCTGAAGTGCAAGCTGGTTGACAATTGTCTGCGTGACTACGAAGGCGATTGCAAGTACGCTCAGTCCGTCAAGATTCTTGGTGTTGGTGAGCCTACCATCGGTGCTTACGATGGCACTCAGGACATCACCATCGAGGATATGTCCGACAAGGGTCAGATTCTGACCATCGATCAGGCAAACTACTTCGCCTTCTATGTCGATGACATTGACCAGGCACAGTCCGTTCCCGGTCTGAAGGAGAAGTATCAGGCAAAGGCTGTTCACGGTCTGGCTGTTGCTCGTGACACCTACGTTGCTACCCTGATTGCTTCTGCAACCAACAAGACTACCGTTACTCTGACCGAGGAAGGTGTCAAGAAGGGTGTTGACGAAGCTATCGTTGCCCTGCGTGAGCGTAACTTCGATGAAGACGGTGTTATCGAGATGACTCCTGCCTTCTACAACCTGTTCAAGAACCACCTGATTACCCTGTCCACCAACAACCCCGAACTGATTAAGAAGGGTGTTGTCGGTATGTATGACAACTTCGAGTGCATTATGTCCAACAACCTGAAGACTCCTTGTGACATCCGTGGCAAGAAGGCAATCGCTTTCGCAGGCCAGATTAACGAAGTCGAAGCTCTGCGTGCCGAGAAGCGTTTCAAGGACATCGTTCGTGGTCTGGACACCTTTGGTGCCAAGGTCATTGACGAGAACCGCATTCAGGTTCTGACCAACGCTTAAGAAAAGGCACAACAAGCCCCAATCGTGGAATACATAGCGTATAGCTGAAGTGCCGGGAGGGGAGCGTATTGCTCCCCTCTTTTCGTGAATATAGGGTTCTATGTTGACGAAAGGAAGGAGGATGTAAATGCAAGTATTTATCAGAAAACCGAGTATTGACCTCTATCCCGGCACCCGGGTAGATAAAGATACGAAACTGGAATACAAGAACGAGAATGTTGAGCAGACACTTGAGAATCTGGTATTCCACTCTGTAACCAAAGTAAATGGCGATGGCTTTGAGAGTGTCTATGACACCACCATTCACCTTCAGGAAGGCGATATCCTTGTCTTTGAAGAAGAAGGTCGGGGCTATATCAAGCCTGTAGAGCCGTTCGTGACGGTTCAGGAAGCCATTGACGATCTGGAAAACATCAAGGGAGTTGGTGAGTAATGTTTGTACTGAATGAGGACAATTCTATTTATGCAACTCGTGGCGATATCGTCTTCTTCTCTGTGAGTGCAGAGGAAGATGGTAAGCCTTATAAGTTCCAAGCTGGCGATGTAGTCAGAATCAAGGTCTACGGCAAGAAGAATGCAGAAAATGTGGTGCTGCAGAAAGACTTCCCTGTGACCGATGTCTGCGAGAAGGTAGAAATCTTCCTGAGTGAAGAAGATACCAAGATTGGCGAAGTTATCTCCAAGCCTACGGATTACTGGTACGAAGTGGAGCTGAATCCAAACTCCAATCCCCAGACCATTATCGGCTATGACGAGGACGGTGCGAAGGTACTCAAGCTGTTCCCGGAAGGTGACGATATTCCCGAGTTTGTGCCTGATCCTGAGGATGTCCGTGTAATCGATACGGAGCTGGATATGACATCCACTCGCCCGGTTCAGAATCAGGCTATTGCTAGGGAAATGGTGAGCCTGAGAGCGGACTTTGAGGAAACCGAGAAAAACATGGAAGCCTGCGCTTACGGTGCGGAGACCGCAGCTACACGAGCCGAGAGAGCCATTTCGGTTGAGCGAGCCAGAATCGATGAGCTTGTTTCCGGCGATACCGCTGACGGTGCGGAAGTAGTTGACATTCGTGTAGGTGCGGATGGTGTTACCTATGATTCTGCAGGAACGGCTGTTAGAACGCAGATTAGCAATATGAAGAACCACGCAGATTTGGCAAGTGGTGGCGATGTGGTTGCAATCTCGCCTACGGCAGAGCAGATTATTGACGGAAGTCTGATTACCGCAGATGGTAAACAACTGGCATCAGCTTCTTGGCTTTGCACAGATTTTATTGAAATCCACTTCGTTCCGCTTTTCAAGGTCAATGTATCTTGTACTATTTTGGGAAGCGCATCTCTTGTATTCTACGATAAAGACAAGCGTGTTATCCTTGGCATCAACGGCAGCTCCTTAGGGAATTATGGTTATCTGCCAAGTGACTATAAACAGACATTCGCTCTGACACTGCCGGATGGTGCAGCTTATGTGAGAATGTGCGGTTGCAAGAGTTACTTTGAGTATGACAGCCCCGATGCTTTTGTCATTAAGGGGTCTGTGAACAAATGGTGCGACAGCGTAAACGAATTAAGAGAGAAATACTCGGAATCCGAGCAGACCTTAGTGGATGTAGAGAATCGCCTTGATAGTGTTTCCGCAACTCTCAAAGGAAAGAAAGTCCTTGTCCTCGGTGACAGCATCAGCGCAGATGCGTACGGAAGTTATGCAAAGTGGGTAACTATGCTGATTGAAGATGGTTTCTTCCCTTCTGATACCGTTAACTCAAGTCAGCATGCCACTGGATTTGTAGCCAGATACAATAACCTTGAAAATGATTTTATATCTCGCATTGAATCAGTAGAGGATTGCGACACATATGATTTTGTTGTGGTGTTTGGCGGCATCAATGATTATATTCGGTCTATTCCTTTGGGCGAAAGTGGTGGTGATATTCTTACTGCTTTTGTGCCTGCTGTTGACCATTTCTTCAGTTATTTGGTCAGCAACTTTATCAACGCAAGGATTGTTGTGTTTACTCCGCTCCATACGTCTGCGTGGTGGGAAAATTCTGCTGGAAATATGCAAGAGGTGTATTCCGATTACATCAAGTCGGTGGCGAAGAAATACCACCTTCCCATTTTGAATCTGTCTGACGAAAGCGGATTCCACCCAGAGGTTTCTGCGTTCAGAGAAAGGTGGACACTCCTGCCTGAAGGTTATGATCTGACGGACGGTGTGCATCCCACAGAAGAATATCAGCGGCGGTTCCTGATGCCGATGATTAAAGGCTTCTTGAGGAACTTGCTTTGAGCTAAGAAAGGAGCGACTATATGAGTATTTCAGGAAACGCAGAATCCAGCGGTATCCTGCGAGGAAAAATCAATAGCTGTGATGTTCTCACGCTGAGTGCCTATGGCATTGCCGTAAAGAACGGATTTGAAGGCACAGAGCAAGAATGGCTGGAATCTCTAAATGGTGAGAAGGGAGACCCCGGCTACACTCCGCAGAAGGGTATTGACTATACCGATGGCTACACTCCCATCAAGGGAGTAGACTACTTCGATGGCAAACCGGGTGTCAGCGGTGTGTATGTCGGCTCTGGCGAAATGCCCGAAGGATATAACGTTCAGGTAGACCCGGATGGAGACCCCACCAATGGCGGTGAGGAAAATGCTGGTCTGCTGCTATATCTGGACGAGGACGGCAATCTGGCACTTCCTACATTGGGTGAGGGAGTGAAGATTGAAGACGGAGTGCTTTACGGCAAGCAGGGTGAAAAGGGTGATAAGGGTGACCCATTTACCTATGAGGACTTTACCGCTGAACAGCTTGAAGACCTCAAAGGTGACAAGGGCGATAAAGGCGATACTGGCGGTGTAGTGACTGTCAATGGTGTTGCTCCCGATGAGAACGGCAATGTGCAGATTGAAACTGGCGGCGGTTCTGGTGTCGGTATTCAGATCAAGAAAGCCGTTTTTACTGACAGACCGACTTTGTATGCGTGGCTTCAATCCAATTTCAAACGCATACAAAGTGTGATGTTTACTTTGGGTGTGAGTGAAGTTCAACTGATACCGATGGCGCACGACAACACAAGCGGTGGAACAACTTTCAGTTTTTGGTACTCTGAAGGGCAACCGTTGGTAAATACTGGAACATCGTGGTTTAATGTCAGACAAATTGATGTAGCAGTTGATGCAGTTTACACTGGTGGCATCATGAATATTTATGTGAGTGATAAAAACCTTACAGGCTCTGATGGACAGATGGCATCTGTTCCAGATGAATACTGGACTGCGGCTGCATTAAAATGCACGATTTACTACTACAGCGAATAACAAAAAGCACCATCCTTCGGGGTGGTGCTTTCTTCTAAGAAAGGAGTTACCTATGGCAATTTTAAGAGTGAGAGATTTGCTCGGTAAAGTGACCGATATCATGGCAATCATTGGTCCAAAGGGTGAAAAGGGCGATGCCTTTACCTACGAAGATTTCACCGCAGAACAGCTTGCTGGACTGAAGGGCGAGAAGGGCGATAAAGGCGATAAAGGCGATAAGGGTGACCGGGGCGATTTGCCCTATGTAGAAAGCGCAGAATATCCCGGCTGTTTTTACCGTACTGTGAACGGTGAAATCGAGTGGCTGAATCCTCCCATGGTTGCAGGCACAGAGTACCGCACTACGGAGCGGTGGCTTGGCAAGGCTGTTTACACCAAGATTATTGCGTTCTCCAAAATGCCTACTGCCAATAACAGATATTCCGCTATGCTCGGTGCTTCTGCGACAGAAATGATTAACTGCTATGGTACGGCTGGTGCTAATTGGCATTTGCCCATGCCCGGTTTGGAACTTGAAGCAACTACTTCTTATGTCCACATCATTAACAATACATCTACGGACTATTCCGGCTACACCGCAAATGTCCAAGTTTGGTACACCAAGAACTAACCAAAAGCACCACCTTTCGGGGTGGTGCTTTTCTCTATAAAGGGGTGAAATTATGACTCTTTTGGAAATGAA